GTAGAGTTGCCTCCTATAACAGCAATAAACAAAGATGGTGTTCGTGTCTACGAAACACCTCAAGGGAAATACTACCCCTCAATCACAACAATATTATCAATCAGAAATAAAAAGAGTCTTATGGAATGGCGTAAGAAGGTTGGAGATGATGTTGCAAATTATATTGCAAGAACAGCTGCTAATCGTGGTACGAAAGTCCACCAGATGTGTGAAGATTATCTAAACAATATGCATTTGGAATGGCCTAACAAATGGTCAGAACATCAAAAACATTTCTTGCCTTGGTGCATGTTTCAAAAACTTTCTCAGAGATTAGAAAGTATAGATAACATTAGGAAAATAGAAGCTGGTCTATGGAGTGATAAGTATGGTCTTGCTGGACGTGTTGATTGCGTTGCAGAATACGATAACGAATTATCCATCATAGATTTCAAAACATCAACCAAAGAAAAGAAAGATGAATGGATTGAAAACTATTACATACAATGTGCAGCCTATGCTGAAATGTATGAGGAAAGAACTGGCGAAGCAATAAACCAATTAGTAGTTTTAGTCGTTACAGAAGATGGAACTGTTCAAGAGTTTGTTAAAGAAAAAACAGAATATATTCCGTTATTAAAAGAATCAGTTGATAACTGGTACAAAGAGAAAAACTTATAGGAGAAAATTATGGTGATAGGAAGAAAAGTTCCAGATGACGTTACTTTCAATACAAGAGTTAGGAACGATTATTTGGGTGGAGATAATCCATACCAATGGCAAGAAATGACAACAGACGATTACTTCAAAGACAAAAGAATTTTAATATTCTCATTGCCAGGAGCATTTACACCAACGTGTTCAACAATGCAACTGCCAGGCTTTGAAGAGCATTATGATGAACTTAAAGCAACTGGAATTGATGAAATATATTGTGTGTCTGTAAATGACTCATTCGTGATGAACGCATGGACAAGAGAACAAAAGATTGACAATATAAAAGTTATACCAGATGGTTCTGGTGAGTTTACTAGAGGTATGGGAATGTTAGTTGACAAAGACAATCTTAGTTTTGGTAAAAGGTCTTGGAGATATGCAGCTCTAATAAATGATGGTGTTGTAGAAATGTTCTGGGAGGAGCCAGGCAGAATGGATAATTGTCCAGATGACCCATATGGTGAAACAAGTCCAGAAAATATATTGGCTACCATAACTGGTGGAGAATAAAATCCTATGTTAAGTATTGACAAAGACAATACTTTTGTGGTATATATAATATACGACTTGTTGAAGTGGAACAAAAGGTAGACAGGACTGGGGTGCGATACCCCACGCCTCCACCAAATCTAGATAGTTCCGAATTAGGGGGCGAAATAGGTTCGACTGGTATCATATAGTGAAATGGAGAGTTGTAGGTTGACTGCTTTATAGGTCAAAAGACTAAATGCAAACGATAATTTTGCGTATGAAGGTTATGCTCTAGCAGCATAATTATTCGGGGTTTTAGGTGGACTACCTAGCAACAGAATGTCCACCATAGTTAAGAGGGAGTATTTCTCATGTGGAAATCACCAATAGTTAAAGAAGTATCAGTAGGTTTAGAAATCAACTGCTACGCATGTGCTGAAATATAATTAGTACAAATTGGTGGGGTGCAACGCCCCACCTTAACTTTATTATGACGGAGTAGTTATGGAAGTGAAAGAGCCAGTACAAACACCTAAAGTATTTTCATTAGAAATAGAAAATATAGTCAAAGAAAAAAAGATAACACACATGGATGCTGTTTTATGGTATTGCCAACAAAATGGTATTGAACCAGATAAAGTGTCTAGTCTTATCACAAAAGCACTCAAAGAAAAAATAGAGAACAATGCTAGAGAGTTAAACTTCCTACCCAAGACAGCTCAATTGCCTATATGAATTTTATAGAAACCTATAAAGTAGACCATGATATTTGTGATAAAATAGTTGATATATTTTGGAAATATAAAAATCATCATGTTGCTGGTAAATCTGGAGATGGTGGTGTTCATAAGGAAATTAAAGATTCAATAGACCTTTATATTTCACATGGAAGTCTTCACCGTTTAGGTGGTTTTAAACCAATACTTATAGATTGTATTACAAAATATTTTAACAAGTATATTATAAAAGAACAAGGGTGGCAAGTTGAAATAGACGAACCTATAAACATACAATATTACAAACCAAATATGGGATATCCACAACCACATTTTGAAAGAACAGAGTATGCTAATCGTAACAGAGCTCTAGTATGGATGCTTTACTTGACAGACACACCAAATGGTGGAACACATTTCATTTATCAAAAACATACAACAGAATGTGTCAAGGGTGATTTAATCGTATGGCCTCCAGACTTTACTCACACACATCATGGTGTCATATCAAAGACACATGATAAGATGATTGTAACTGGGTGGATACATTGGAAAGATAATGGAAGCAGTTGAGGTATATCAAATGTATTGTGCATTGAAAGCACACTTTGCAAAAGGTGATTATGATTTTATCAAATACAATGGTAAATCGTCAGCAACCAAAAGTTCTTTCTGGAAACGTAATGACAGACATTTCTTTGTGAGAACATCACGAAAGTACAAAGACAAAGATACAATCAAAGATTATCTATTATCAAACTTTATCAAAAATCAAAAAGGGTGGCTTGGTGATTTTAGTGATGAGAACTATGTGGAGTGGAAAAAACGTATGCAGAGTTTGACCTACACATTTGAGCAAGAGATAACCCCATTACTAGAGAATAATTCATTCAACGACATATTTGAAATACCAGACAACACACACCCAAAACTATTGAAAGAATATTTGGGTAATCGTATATCTATGGAAGCCATGATTATCCTTGACAGTCTTGTAGAATATACAAAGAATTGGGATAGAAAAATGAAAGATGATGTGGTTTGGCCCAATACAAATAAAATGTTAAAAAACTATAAAAAGTTCTTGACATTCGATAGAAAAAGGTGTAAGATGATTCTTATGACATTAATAACACAGGAGTAAATTATGTCCAAAAGTTCAGAAGGTTTTTTTGAACAAAAATGTGCAAAGCAATTAGAACGTATTCGTCAATTAGAACATGAATGTGCAGAATTGCAAATTAAATATAATGAGATGGGCGAAAGGGTTAAGAAACTTGCTACTAGACAACCAGAGTGGCCTCAAGGGTATCGTCCAAGACGACATTTCAACAAACGTGTATAAGAAGATAATAGTATACGGCAACGGTGAATCTCGTCTGGGTAAAGTTTGGCCGACAAGCATACCAAATGACATAGAAACATGGGGTTGTAATGCAATCTATCGTGATATGAAGGTGGATAATCTTGTATCTGTAGATTACAATATGCAACAAGAGATATATCAATCCAAATATGCTCACAACAATACTTGTTGGTTTAGCGATTGGGAAATACTACCAGCATTTAGTGGTATTGTGGATATTATGAGAGATACAAATCCGCCTGAAATGATAAAAGAAACACCAAGAGTTGGTAGAGGAAATGTTGTCATACAAGGTAAAGAACCAGAAACAGTCCATGCAAATGTAAAACAAGCTATGGAACAAAATCCAGATTTGGACTATAAAGATTTAAAACAAAAAGCAGAAATGAATATAGGAATATACATCACATGGGTTGATGATAATGATATGGTCAAGGGTATCGACTATCCTATTGGTTGGTCTGCTGGGAATACTGCACTACATCTTGCGTGTCAAGGTGGTGCTAACGAGATATACATGTTAGGTTTTGACAGTAGTGACTATTCAGAACCACTAAATAACGTGTATAAGGGTAGTGATAATTATCTGCCCGAAACTGCAAAGGGATTTAATCCAGTCAATTGGAATAATCAACTTAATACTATATTTAATGAATATACTATTGTGAATTTTAAGTGGGTTAATCCAATACATAAAATGATTAGTGAATATCCTAATGTAGAATATATAACATACGAAGATTTATACAATAACATACGATAACATAAGGAGAAAAATATGTCGTTAGATTCATTACGAAAGAGCAATTCGCTCGATAAACTTCTAAATGCAGTAAAAGAAGATTCTGCACCTCAAGAAAAGAAATCCTATAAGGACGATAGATTATGGAAACCAGAGCTAGATAAGTCTGGTAATGGTTATGCAGTCATTAGATTTCTTCCATCTTGTGAAGGTGAAGATTTGCCTTGGGCAAAACTGTGGAGTCATGCTTTTCAAGGGCCAACTGGTCAATGGTATATAGAGAATTCTCTCACTACCACAGGTGGTAAAGACCCAGTTTCAGAACTCAACACTTCTCTGTGGAATTCTGGAGTTGAATCAGATAAGGAAATTGCAAGGAAACAAAAACGTAAGTTGCAGTATTACTCAAACATATATGTTGTGAGTGATTCTAAGCACCCAGAAAACGAAGGTAAAGTTTTTCTATTCCGTTATGGAAAGAAAATCTTTGACAAGATTATGGCTGCAATGCAACCAGAGTTTGAAGATGAAAGTGCAATCAATCCTTTTGACTTTTGGAAAGGTGCAAACTTCAAGTTGAAAATCCGTAAGGTAGATGGATATTGGAACTATGATAAGTCAGAGTTCGATAGTCCAACTGCTATTTTAGATAATGATGAATCCATAGAAGGTTTGTGGAAATCTCAGTATCCTCTAAATGAGTTTACTGACGCAAGTAACTTCAAATCATATAATGAGTTGAAGACTAGATTGGATACAGTTCTATCTGGAAAAACGACTGTAGGTAATGTAACAGATTCAATAGAAGAAGAAACTGTAGCCGCACCTAAAGTCGATACAACACCATCTGAGGTGCCACAAGTTGGTGCTATATCAGATAGTGAAACAGTAGATACTGAAGAAGAGCAAGACTCTATGGACTACTTTAATAAATTAGCAAATGCTTAATTTATGAATTGGCTGGTCTACCTCTGATGAACTAAACTAGTCCCTGATGATTCAGAAACGACTAAATGCACCCCAAGAGCTCTTAGGGGTGCATTTTTTTAGCCACCTACAAATACATCATCCATAGAGTTATCTTTTATTTGTTTATTACCTAAAAATGTTGAATTGTTTTGACTAGAATTATTTTGATTATTGATAATGACAGGGCTATCACCACTATATCCTTGATTTTTAAATTGAACGTCTGGTATTAGGTGTCTTATATATTGTTGAGAAGTCATACTTTGTGTATCTATGTAGTGAGGATTTAATTTCATTTCTCCTGTTGGAGTCATTGTTCCAGCACCAGTAACACCACTTGCATCTGGCGTGTACGTCATTACTGGTATCATTTTATCTGTTGTGTTTTTTATACCACCACTAAAAAAACTACCTACTTGTCTTGAAAAAATGTCCCTTATTTGTTCACCACTAGCACCCTTATCTTTTAACCACAAATATTCGTAAGCTGCAAGACCTGCCTCTTGACCAACTAATCCACCCAAAAATGTTCCTAAAGCAGTTCCAGCAAACGGCAGAGGTATTGCCAATGAACCTAATATACCACCAAAAGCCATTCCAGCACCAGAACCTAATAGTCCATATAAAGATTGTTTCTTAGAAGGTCTATTTGGAGGGCCCTCATCTGGCATATCACTTTGTAGTATATCAAGTGCTTGAAGACCTATTAGAGCTTTACCTATGAATGGCATACCAAAAATTTTTGAAAGACCTTTCATAGATGGAAAACGCTTTAACATATGTCTTACTTTGTCTATAGGTTTAACTTTTTCACCGATTGCTTTGTTGTCAACTGGTGAGGCGTAGGATATTAAACCTTTACTTGACCTAACTGTAGGCCTCTGTTCACTAAACATATTATATCCGTAAGTTCTTACTGGTGGGATAACATTTTCTACTCTGGGCGTTGATTTGTCCAATCGACCTGTTTCTTCATCTAACATGTCTGCATTAACACCAAGCATTTCATTAACTGCTTTTATTGCTTCAACTATTGCTACAAAACCAAGTAACATCAATCCACCCTTGACAAATAATCCAGGCATAAATTTTATGATAGCAGGTAGTGCCATA